CTCGAAGGCTGAGGTTATTAAACCTCAGCACTCCACCTGTAGTGGATATTGGTCGCTACAGGTCGACCGGCGAACGTCAGATGATCTGGGTCCTCGTTCAGGCCCGTGCGAAGTCCTTTTTGGAGGGCTCCGTACGAGTCAATAGGATCACGTCGCTTAGATTCCACGAGAGTTGGCATGTACCACTCTCGACGGAACAGCGTGGGATTCCATCTACAGAACGAATAATCAGGTTCATCTGACCAACGTCCAATACCCGCCATCCCGTGAGGGATGGACGGGTACCTCACCAGGGCTCCTATCACGGAGTCCAGGAAGCGAACGGTTCGGTTAACACCGAATCGTTCGTAGAGTTGGTTGCGCAACGCTGAGGCTTTCACCACCTCGTTGCTGTCCGCTCGTGATTCAGGCAGGTAGGCCCTTGCGTAGGCTGGTGTAACAACCCAGCCCTCGTAGGCGTCTGTCCCGCATGACTCCCGGAACCCGCCACTGGCGAAGCTCTTGGAGCCATTCACTTTCATCCCGAGGGATGTGAGCGTCTGAACCACGCTAGGGAACGCAGCCGTGGGGACAATGATATCATCCCCATAGATGCTGAGCGCTGACGACCTCTTCCGATAGGCCTTTATGGTCTTCTCGGAGAAGTCGTTCCGCATCCGACACAAGGCCGTGACGACGAGTGTGTGAAACACCATCGACTCGACCGGAAATGTCAGGGCGGACCCCATAGACGCGAACTTGTTCAGAAGAACAAGCTCTCCGTCTGGGAGCTGCACGAACCGGGAACGGCTCAAACGCAGGTATCGAAGGAACAACGGGGAAAACCCGAATAGCTCCTCGACCAGCGCCAAGCTTACCCGATCCGAGGCCTCAGAGAGGTCGATCGTGGCGATCTCGCCATGAACCGATCCCTCGAGGGCCAGCTTCTGGTTGTGCGTCTGATGCGTGTAAGAACACGCATAGCCGCCCTCTTCAAGAAGCGCCTTGAGGCGCAACTGAAGAGCCTGCTGGACAAACTGGTTGTACGACGGCTCGATGGAAATCAAGCGCGGCGTCAAAGCGGTCTTTGGGACCGCAACCAGCCTAGCAGGCACCTCTTTGTTAAGAGGGGGTCGTTCGAGCAAGTCGAACCATGAGGTTCGGAAATACTCAGGACCCACCAGAGATTCGATGCTGTACGATATGGACTCGAAGTTCCATCTCTCGTTTGCACCGAACTGTTCGCTGACATCTCCCGGCCCATGCTTGCCATCATTGATGGTAGCTAGGGCCTCTCCTACAAGGTTGCCAAACAACAAATGGGCGACCTTGCGGGCGTACGGATCAAGACGCCGCTTAATCTCGGCTCGCGATGGCAGACTCTTGTCTGTAGTCACGAACTGTCTGATCGCAGCGTCCACCCGGGAATCCTCGCAGACCTCGTAGACCTTTTTGTAAAGTCTCGTGATCTGCCGCAGGTACCGGATGGCCAGTACGCTTAGGGGAGTGGGACGCAAGTCCCCCTTCTCGCTGAAGATCTGAGCCCAGAGTCCCGAAAGGAACTCAGGGTAGGCACATCGCGCAAGCCACCCTTCATAAGGAGGGAGCGTGCCGGCTCGGAGACCTGCTAATAGCATGTCGTCGAGTCGTGGCAATGTGATCGATAGGAAGGCAAAACCTTCTGTCTCGAATCTTCGCCAAAGGGTTTCTATATCCCTTTCAACGCTGATTCCCAGAGCATCACCCGCATCGCGGATAAGATGCTCAAGGAGGATTACTTGGCTTTTCAACTCTGCCCCCTTTCAAGGAGCTAGTAGTTCCAAGCCAAGATGGGACACCGTAAGACGGCGCGCGGAGGCCTAGGCCTCCGTACGTCGCCTCTGAACTGCAGCCATGAAAAGGGCACCGAGGGAGATTCCCACGAGGCCCGTCAGGCTGATCACGGAGAGGATGAGAATCGTCTGCATCGTCTCCATGACGTCAGTTCTCACCAGCGATGAGCTTCTTCAAGTTCGCGTTGGTGTTGGCCGTGAGCCATGCGATGAGTGCCGAGGCGTGAGCCTCGACAACCGCATCAGTGACTCCGGACAGAGGGCGGTCGATCGTGAACGACACCATGTCCTGTACCTGACCCGTGAGCCCCGTGATGGGGTCCACAGCGGTGCTCTTCTCGTAGAGTCGAGCAACGTTCCGACGGCGCTTCGCAGTGCCTCGGGGGTCGATGGTCAGTTCGCTCGCCGCGTCAGCGGAAACGAACCGGCCGACGGTCGTGCCAGTGATCACCCGCGGGTGAGCAATGGCCGTGCCGGAAATGGTAACGGTCTGAGGGTCGGTGTATGCCATCTTGGACTCCTGTCCATGTTCAATTGTTATTCGATTGATATTGAGTTGTGATTTCGCCCCAGCCTGGAGAACCAGGTCGGAACTTAGCGACCTCGGGCAAGCCCGAGAGCCACTAGGATCCCATACTGTGTCGCGTTCAGCGACGCCAGCTGGGTACCGAATCCAAAAGGAGTTGCACGATCACGCCACCGTGTTCTCGAGCTGTACATTGAGTGCGGCTCGACCACGGTATGAGTCGACTTCGGGTCGGATGCAGGTCCGCGGACGAAAGTCCCCTTACTTGCGAAGACCCGGTTAGTCGTCAGATAGGCGTAATCAACACTGTACTTCCCAGTGATGGGAGCATAAGTGTTTGCGTTGGAGATCGAATCACCCATAGTGGTGAACCAATCTACCAACCAGGAGTATGGCGTCAGATCCCAGAGTAAACGAGGATCGTCAACCAGTCCCAACCTTTTGAGAACATCAGCTGCCTGATCCCCAAAGAGATTCGCCGCGCGTCCAGCCTTAGCAAGGCCGGCGTAGCGCGAGGACCAGTGGTAGTCTTCCGACTCCACCCAGGTCTGATCAACGGTCCATGCGGACCCGAAGCCAGACCCCGACAGATAAGTGCCCTGTTCAAGGGTCGCCTGGTTATACACTCTGCCACTCGTGTTAAGAATGGCAGACTGCGAACCATGGCCACTTATCGACGGTCCTTCCCATTGGCGTTTACGACGGAACGACTCGCCGTAAATCGCTCGATCCAGAGCAAGGCCAACTTTAATTACGTTGGCGTACTCCTGGATGAGGGGAGTCCAACCAAAAGTGATGTTCAGGAAATCTGAGCCCAGGAAGTTCCTGATGCTCTTCAAACCTGCCATCATCTCTTGGAAGTTCTTCAGGACTGACGGTATGTCCCCACGTAGCAGCTCTACAGCTGTCACGAGGAGGCTCGCGTCATTCCTATCAGGCGCAGTGCTTGCAAAGTATCGATTGGCCATACCCTGACGGGTTAGGTTATTCGACGGAAACGGCTGGAGAGCCTGGGTTGTTTCACCAGGGAATCCCATACCGTACGGACCGGGGTTGTAAATCCCGGCCTGATCGCAAGTCGCTGCAGCTAGACCCGACCATCGGCTCGAAGAGCTTATGTCGACGTCCAGCTTTACCAACCAAGGCTGCCTCAGCACCTTCACAGATGCGAAGAGGTGGCCCGAGTCGGTGGTTGATGTCCTACTCGCGGAGACGCTTCCCGTTGCTGTTTCAGCCGGGAAGGCCGCTCGAAGTAGATCCTCTGTGTACCGTTTGCGATCAGCATACCGGTCCAGCAGATTCCCACGCTGAGTGGGAGCCGCGATACCGAATTCTCCTCGGAGATCTCGGGCTCTTGGCGGAACTACTGGCGGGTCAGATATTGCATGTCTGCCCGTCCTCCACGTGTAGACGCCCTCAACAAATCGGGGCACAGTGTAGTCCTGAGTGCGAATAGCACCAGAGATCACACCAGTGCCAAAGATCCGGATTCTATCCGAATCCCGACGTTGAGTGACGTACAAAAGGTTCCTCCTTTCGAATCAGCGGACCCCCCTTCGGG